CCATTGATACTATACACAATTCGTGATCCTGAAGTAGTCACAGTGTGATATCTAATTTCAGCTAAAAACATGGCATCTAAAGTAGCATCGCTGTATTCTTGTAAGTTGCCACTATCATCTAGTTTAAGTGGTGCCGTATATGATACAGCACTTTCCGCATTTTTTCTAAATAAGTAATAGTTTGTAATTGTCGTAGGTTGATCCTGTGCCTCAGTGATACCACCTGCAGTATAGGCTCCAGTGTTTGCACGCGTGTCACTAAAGACAGGAGTACCTGACTTTAACGTATGACCTGATAAAGAGGTAGAGGTATGTATTTTAAATATACCCGGTCTATCATTACCATCTGTTAAAGTGCCTATAGCAGAGTTAATAAAAGTATCAAACATGTCAGTAGCATTCATGGATTGAATATCAGTACCATTCAAGAATACTGGATAGGCTCTGTTATTAGTATCAGATTGACTAACACTTGCATTTTGCTGATCTATCCTATCATATGCGACCGTAATCTGACTTGGCTCTGCGGTCTCGCCTTCAGTTGGAAATCTATTATTAAACGATCTTGCAGCACCAGCCTGCATTCTTGTGTCATTTATTACTGCAAGACTACCATTACTTGAAACAACATTCAATGCGGCAGCTGGACTAGTATGAGAGTTTACTGCTCTATTACGTAACTGTGTAATCATTGTGGAAGACATTTCACGAATACTACTTCCATCCCAATATAAAGGCGTTCTAACGGCCATTATTAAGCACCTGCACCGTGTATCGTTTTAACTGTAGTTCCAGCTGAGTTTTTAATTAAGAGAGTTGATAATGATTTAAGTTGTGCTGAACCTATCGCGTCATTGGCCATGTTAGCTTCAGCCACGGTATCAGCTGCTATGTCAGTTCCGGTAATAGTACCATTTGCAATCTTAGCGCTTGTGACAGAATTACTTGCAAGTTCTGATGTTCCAACTGCGCTAGAGGCAATATTGCCGGCTGTTATAGTATTTGATGCTATTTTAGCAGACGTGACAGCGGCAGATGTGATATTATTTGTTCCGATCGTTGCATTAGTAGGAACTCCGGTTGATGACATTAACAATACTGTATTTGCAGTTTGATGTGCAAGTTTAGCGAGTGTAATACCATTATCAGCAATTTTTGCTGTAGTTACGTTACCATCAGTTATTTTTGCTGTGGTAACACTATTAGAAGCTAATTTATCGGCTGTGACGTTAGAATTTGCAATCTTAGCCGTGGTTACGGCGCTGTTAACTAATTCTGCCGTATTGACTGAATTATCAGCAATTGATGCTTGTCCAACTGCGCCTGTCGCAAACTTTGCGGCTGTAATGGCACCGTCGGCAATTTTGTCAGTTGTTACGTTAGAATTAGTTATTTTTGCTGTAGTAATTGCATTATCGCTAATATTACTTGTAGAAATTAAATTACTGGTTGGAACACCACTAGCATCCATTAATAATACTGTGTGTGCGGTTCTATGTTCTAGTTTTGCAACTGTGACAGCATTATCGGCTATTTTAGCCGTGGTAACTGCGCTACCTGCTATCTTATCGGTCGTAACGGCTGAATTGTTTATTTTAGCCGTAGTAACGGCGCTACTTGCAATATTACTTGCAGTAATTGTTCCACTACTTGGAACACCTGAACTAGACATCTTTAAAACATGATTTGCGGTTTGATGTTCAAGTTTGGCGAGAGTTATGGCATTATCTGCAATCTTGGCTGTAGTAACATTTAGATCAACTATTTTTATAGTACCTACTGAATTAGTTGCAAGTTTAGGACCAGTAACATTTCCATCAATTATTTTTGCAGTGTCAACGGCATTAGTAGCTAGTTTAGCTGTAGTAATATTAGCATCAGCAATTTTAGCTGTAGTAACATTTGCAGCCACGATTTGCTCAGTTGCAACTGAGTTATTAGCAAGTTTAGCATTTGTTATTGCATCGGCTGCTATTTTTGCTGTAGTAACATTTAAGTCTGCAATTTTTACAGTTGTAACATTTGCATCTGTAATCTTGGATGTAGAAACAGCTTCAGCGGCTATTTTAGCACTTGTAACAGCATGAGTTCCAATCTTATCGGTCGTAACACTTGCATTAGCAATCTTAGCTTCGGTAATATTACTATTAGGTATTTTAATAGTAGTAATGGCGTCATTTTCAACCATAGCCGTATTGATTGTATTTGAAGGAACAAAGAATCTTCCGGCCGCGGAATCAAACCCTATGGCATTAGCACTATCTTTTTGTAAACTTGATTTAATTAATTTTATAATATCGTCTGAGTCAGTTTTTTGTACTATCTCGTTAACATAGTTCATTGACTGAACCATGTCTGAGTCATTCGCTGATCCAACGTTAAGTTGTGTAAGGTCGCCGAGATCTCCTGATATTGTATTTGTTTTAAAAACAAGAGTTGATATAGGATCTGCTAGATTTATAACTGTTTTAGCCATTTAACTTCTCTACAATTTGTGTTAACATTTTCTTAATATCGCCTACTTCATCTTTTAATTCGCTCAATTCTTTTTGTTGACTAAGTCGTTGAGCTTTTCTTTTCTTTGCCGCTTCAATCTCTTCTATATTAGTATTCAAAACAGCTCCATTCTCATCTTTAACGTAACCCCAATGACCTTCAACTTTTGTATACTTCATTATTATACGCTCAATGCAATTGATCTTAAACTTTGAAACTTAGGAACAAGAGCCTGATTGGTGCTTCTCATAGTTATCTTTAATTGATATTTTGTAAATGCAACTAAGTCTCCTCCTTGACCTCCTATGAGATATCTATACTCTCTAAATATTCTAGGGTTGTTATCTTTAGGTAAAGTGTTTTCAGGAGTTACTAAAGTAAAAGTCTTTTCACTTAACACTTCATCAGATGTGCCTGTCCTAAAGTATAATTGGAAGTCACATGGTTCCGGAACGTTAGCTTCTAAAAGAACTCTTAAGCCAACTGAATCAGTTTCTAAATTTATTACTCTTGTTAAGTGTACAGCTGCCTGACTGCTTCGTGGCTGCGTATCTGGAACAAAATTTAGAGAATCTGCAGAATCTTGTTGTTTATCAATAATATTATTAATTAAAGATGCTGAAGTTCTTTGTAAATCAATCATCGGTGAAACATTATTAGACGATGATGTCATATTCACATTTATTTCAAGTGACTTTACTCCGGATCCTAGTTCAGCGGTCTCAGAAGTTTGGTTTGCTACCAAGAACATTTTAGATCCTTCGTTATTTTGATTTAACTTTATACCGCTAAATCCTGATCTTTTTTGAAAAGCAGTTTCACTTCCCGCATATGACCTAGCTGTTGTTGTTTTTATAGACGCTGTAATAGTTGTATCTTTAGGTTCGATCGACGCTGTTGATGGATATATTACATTATACAATATGTTTTTAGTACATTGAACTACACTTCCTCCACCGATATTACTTTTAGTAGCATTAGCTCCGGCTTGAACTGTGTAGCCAGTGTAGTCTCTTTTTACGACAGATCTACTTCCATTTATTTGTGCTGCAGTTAATCCACCGACTGCAGTTGCTCCGCTTATAACAACAGTATCTCCTACTTGCAACCCATGATTTAAATGTAAAAATTTTAAAACGTTACTACTAGCAGTTGTAGTTATAGGATCTTTTCTTAATGTTGACTTTGGAAGAGCTGCATTATTTAACTTCACAGTCGCACTGGTACCTTTAAACTGAGCACGGTGTAAGACAAAACTTAAATCTTGATTCTGTGCTGGCGTAAATGTCACACCATTTTGAGAATAAAATAAACTTCCAGAAATAGGTTGTTTATTTACTCTTTTTTCTGTAGAACCAAAAGTAAACTCGTTTATTTCTGCTATATAAATTTTATAATCTTTTGAATCTGCAGTGACAACTAGTGCATAATCTTCCTGTCCTTTCAAGAACACAGGTTCGTCAAAGGTAAAAGAATTTGCGGTTAATGCTGGCCCATCCGTGTCTGTGACAATGTCACCTGATGCTTTTACGACCTGTGACCCTGGAATTATTTCACTGTCTGAAGGAAGGCCGTTTACCATGGGCCTTAATTGTATTTGAACAGGTAAAGCTGCATCTTTTGCTGCAAAGAACAAGTCAACCTTTGTTAGATATATCCCATTCGTTTCGTCAATAAAAAACGATTGAGCTATTGGTTGCTTGTTGAGTTGATAACCGGTTGAAGTTACTGCCATTTTTTATCACCTTTTCTTTTATAATTATATTTCGCTAAGATTCCTTTATGAACTAACCAACCTACTGTATAATTTACAGGTCTTATAAGAGCGACATGTAATTTTGATTCTAAAGTAATAGGCTTACCAGTCATTTCTCTTTTTATTCTATTTGTTCTAACTCTTGCAATTCTTCTTAATATTTTAGTTAGCAATGGTGAATTAGGCATCATTTCAGTAAGCTTACCAAACACTTTATGATATCCAAGTTCTAGAATTTTTGAATGTGATGGATATAAAGCTTTTTCATAATTATTATATCTCATCCAAAGCTTACTTCTAAAACTTCCAAATCCATAAATTTCATTAAGAGCAGTACAGATTATTTTACCGTCCGAGCTCGGACCGCCGTCACCGCGATCATTACCACCACCGCCACCACCATAGTGATCGATGGGGTCAGGTTGGTTTTGCACTGGTGAAGTTGGAGTAGGACCAGAATCATCATTATTATCATTATTATCATGATATACTGGTGGAGGCACTTTAAAACCTTGAACATTAAGTTGTCGAGTAGATAGATATGTAGACTGTTTAGTATCTAAAAATCCAGTTGCAGAATATGTTGCTCGAGCTATACAGCCAGCATCTACTTCTTTATCAACGCTTATATCTAAAAATTTAATTTGTCGTGTACCTACTCTAAATCTTAAAGTGTCATTGTTTGGAATTATTAGTGACCCTTGAATAAATCCCTTTGAATCAGAAGTAATCGAATTAGTTATGTCCGGGTGAGACGTTAATCCGTTTAAAGTGTTTCCAAAATCAGTAACGTCTACAGCATGGAAAATAAAAGATTCTGTTCTTGCGTAACTTGATACGTTTACGCCATCTATAAAAGTAAATATTCTTGTATTAGGTCTTAAACCTTGAACTTTAAAGTGAACTTTCCTTGATCTTATGAAAGGAAGAAGCGCGGTTTGTAATACTCTATCTTCGACAAGATCAAGTATTGTTTCTTCACTTACCACTCTATTGACCATACCACCTTGCGTATTTGAAGAAGAACCAACATTTAAATTTTCAGAAGGGACACCTCCCCAACTCCAAGACCAGTTATTCCAATTATAAGCATTTGAAGAGGCAAGTCTAGTACCACCTGTAATAATTTTATCAGGTAACCTTTCTACGTCTCTCCACTCGTCAGATGCCGGAGATAATGTAACTAGTCCTTCATACAACACGACTGCAAATGGATTAAGAAAAATAGCTTTAGTAGCTTCACTTTGGTCTATGTAACTTACTTCATCATAGGCCATGTAAACGTTGTCACCCTTACGTATCGTGTTTGTGGAGTTAGCTGAATCATATAACAATCTTACGTTATCTTCATAAAAAGCAGGCCTCATATAATGATTTAATGGATCTATAGAAGCACGATGTCCTTGACTCAGTCTTGCATCAGTTAAAGTGTGATCACAAAACTTATCTACAAAAAAGCCAGATTTAGTTCTATCATTTCCAGCAGAATCAAGCGTTTGTATATACTTAGTATCAACTTCTAATAAACTTAATGACGCAACTTCTTCTACATTACTTAATCTCTTTTCCAGCTTTGATATATCTTTCATAGTAAATCTTCTGTGTTCTAATTTAACCATGGTTAAATCAGAATCATTATCAGTATTTGGGTTTAAAAAGACATCATATAAACCTAAAGTTTGATCAGGAGTATTTGGTGGTACCGGTCGATAATCTGCCATGCCAGTTGTAAATCTTATGATACCTTCTCTATCTATTATTAGTTTTCCAGCTTGACCTAAAAAATATTCATTATCGCTCGTCACAAGTGTTCCAGGTTGTGGATGTTCAATAACTCTTGCTCCTGATCCCGTAAAAGTTCCATCAGAATGAACTACTGATCTAAAGTCTAAAACGTTTCTTAAATTTATTGTTCTTCCATTTGCAGTGTTGTATCTAGGTATTTTATCATAGGATACCTGACCGGTATAAGAGTTAACTGCAAACATATCGCCAGCAACACCATGCTCAAAATATCTGTATTTTACTTGACAACCGTCTGGTGTTGAAAGTCCGGGTTTTAAGTCTAATTTACCTAGCCCATAAAAATTGTCTCTCTGTCCGTTATCAAGAATAAAATTGTTTGTTCGAACAGTAGCACTATCACCCGCCTTAATAACTTCAACCACATCAAATATGTCAGGCTTAGATAAGGCTAGTGAAGTTGAGCCAGCTATTTGCTCGGTTATTGTAGTCAATGTCTTTGTTTTTACTGAAGGAGCTCCCTTGTTGACATAAGCAAGGATAGTAATTGCTTTATTGGCCTGTAGTCCCGTAATTGTTGATGCCGTGGTTCCATTGCCTCCTATCGAAGGATTAGGATATAAAGTACTTGGAGAATATATTCCATCATTACTACTAATTACCCAGTCACTAACATTAGTAAATGTTTCTCCTGATGCTGATAAGCTTATTGAAGCCTGACCTGAACCATTTGTAGTTTCAGTAAATCTACGTTGAACCGCAAAAGATATGTCAGTTATGGCTTTAGGCCTAGTGTTTGTTAAAGGATATAAAGATGTTGCACTAAATGGATCTTTTATTACTGCCTTTGAATTCTCTAGTACTGGATTAAACCACGTATTTGAATCTATACCTATGCTCTTTACGTTTCTAAAAGCTTGTCCTGCGTTCATTTGAATATCAAAAAGATGATATTTTAATCTATTATCAAAATGATTTACTGCCTTAACTCTAGCAGTTCCAATTTTTGCATCTGCTCCGCCACCATATGCAAGCACGGTTTGTAAGTCCATAATAGGAAATTGACTTATATTAGGAACATTATTCGTTGAAGAATCATTTGAATTTACTATTACCGCATTGCCATAATCAATCGGAGTGACATCGTTTGTAGTGACAACCGTTTTACTTGGCTTATTAATTCTTATTGTGCTAGGCTGATCTATAGAGGCTCTAAATCCATCTACTACTGCAGTACCTGGACTAACATTTAAGTTTAAATGAGTACTTTCAGAATCTAATGAAAAGTTTATATTAAATGGTTTTACTATATAATCACCGGAGTTTTCAAATATACGTTTAGCAATGACATCACTTGGAATATTATAAGCATCATTTATTGATATAGCATTAAAAACTTCACCATTTTTTATCGTTGCAACGTGAATAAAATTTTGATCCGATGTAACTTCACTTTTAGTAGCTATGAATAAAGTTATTCTATAACGATCAGCACCAGGCGCTGTTAAGTTAGGAGCTGCACTTTGATTATCAAATAAGCTTACGTCATCAGTAGAAGTAACAATATCTTCAGATACAATGAATCCTAAGTCAACACTTGGATTATCTGTGTATCTTGAAATAACTTTTGATTGGTCTCCAGTAAATACAAAGTGTCCTCTTGCGTAATATATTCCTGAAGCTAGTGTTGCTAGTGTTCCAACTCCTACTGCTGGATTGGCTACAGTATTTGTCGATTGCACAGTCAAAGTTATTGAGTCGTTGTTCATATCAACACCAGCAGACATTCTTATAGGACTTGTAAAATTAGAGCTTCCAGTAGTATTAGTATACTGAACATATAGAGTAGCTGGATTATCAGCTTTAGGCTCAACCTCAGGAAGAACTTGTAGTACCTTTGCAGATATGCCACCAGCAGTAAAAGTAGTTCCAACTAAAGACGATGTGTCATCAGGTAGAGTATTATTTTGAGTATTTAATTTTATGTATTCATATTTTGGATTAACGTTAGGTCCGCCCGGTTTAACGACAGCACCTTCTTTAAATATGTTATCACCAAATCTTTGTATTTGATTTTGTAATATCGTTTGTAATTGTGTTACTTCACGAGCTTGTAAAGCTCTACCAGCATTAAAGAGTATTCGATGAAATCCAGCACTATCTGAAAAATCATCTTTATATGTAGTTCTAAATGCATTGGTTGTAAGTGGAGTAGTCATATTTTATATTCCTTAAAGTGTAATCACAACTTTTATATCTTCTGTTTGATTTGCAGATCTAAATACCGGTGCTCTATTTTCTATATATAGTATGTCTCCAGACAGCTTTTCAATGTCATCGATACTAAAAGCATTCGCATCAGCATCTGCGCCTGCAGAGTCTAAAGTACCAGAAACACCACCACCTGTTATAACTTCGCCTTCAGTAAATGCTTTAAATCCAGTTAATTCTGATTGATGAAAATATAATTTTTTGTTATCAACATCATCAATGTGAGCTTGAGCTCCTGAAGTTTGTCCTTCTATTACAACATCTTTAAATGAAGCACTAGCATTCGCTTGTAAATTTAAAAATCTTAGTACCTTACCGCTTGTACCAGTAAAATCAGAATCGCCTCCAGCAACCTTAGGGTCTCTTATCAATGCAACTTGTCTAAAATCTTGATTTGTTAAAAAGTTACTGTCTTCAATACCTTCAGGCTTTGTATTAAACATAAGTGAAGTTGATTTTAAATCAACACGTGGATCATGCCCCATTCCACTGTCAGGACCTATTATAGCTCTTGCTGCGGCTCCTGATCCGGATCCGCTAAATGTTACACTTGCAAAATTATATCCTTGTCCCATAGCCATAGTACTATCAGTGCTGGAATCTAGTTCTATCTTAACAACGGCACCACCTTGCACAAATGCAGTTGCAGTAGCTCTAACACCATCACCATTTATTGTTACAGTAGGAGCACTCGTAAAGCCTGTTCCACCATTAGTAACTTTAACACCTATTATTTGACCAGGAACTGAAGCATTTTGAACTAATAACTGTTCAGATTCAAGTAACGTATGTGATCGCCCTAAAGTTGCGGAGTCAAGTACCTCTTCGATTGGAATAAAGTTTGCAGATAAAAACTTGCCTGATCTTGCACCACCTAGAGTATATAGAAACTTCCATACGTATCCATCGATATTTTTAAATGGTCTTAGCGCTTTAGTAGCGTCCGTCGGTTTAGTTGGTTTTACAGTCGAAGTATTAATAGTTCCATCGTTAGCTCTTCCTTGTTGTAAACATATAAAAACTTGGTTATCTTCAGTAAAAACGTAATAACTATTATTAGGTATTTCAGTAAAGTCATCATCATACGCTTGATATATAGCTCCTGATGTCCAGTTGTATCTTGGTATCACAAAAGATGCATCAGATGCAGCTTTTATCGATTGTAATCCTGCTCTTAAGTTTCTTATATCTCGAGGTGAATTTTTAGGAGTTGGAACAGTTTCGCTGCTGTCCCATTGCTCAGATCTACCAATGCCGATATAATACTTATGTTGAGAAGAATCTGTAGGAAAGAATACTTCTTGAAAAACTGTTTGTGCAAACTGTTGTTTAAATTTATCTGTGATAATTGCAGCCATGTTTTATTCCTTTATGCTACCGTTACTTCGCCTTGGTTACCAGTAATGTACCAAGCTGATCCTTCCCAAATTAATGTAACCGCGTCATGTTGTGCTAAAGCGATAGTATTGCTTGCTCCATCATGATTAAAGTTAGCAGGAGTGATTGTAGTAATGCCAGCTTCTTTATTAATAAAAATTTTATATTCTCCCGGTGTGGTTCCATCTGGTAAACTAACTGCTAATGCGCTGTTTGAACCACAAACTATTACTGTTGCTCCAGAAGGAGCAGCACCTGCAGAACTTATGGTCGCAGTTGTTAATGCTAATTTTGCAACCTCAACTGAGCCTGTACCCTTACCTGCAAGTTTAAGATTAACATTTGTATCACCGCCTGTTGCAGATATAGTAGGTTTATTACCAGTAGAATTATTTGATACAGTAATTTCATTGACAGCGCTTCCAACAGGTGTAATCTTTATGACTTCGGCACCAGCCGTGTCGTTAATTGCAGTGCCAATTCTTGGAGACGTAAGTGTCTTATTTGTTAATGTTTGAGTTGCTGCAATAAATGTAATCGTGTCACTATCAGATAAAACCGGTAGATTAATATTTCTATTTGCTGATAGTTCACCGGGTACTAAAGTGTATGTGTGATTTGCACTTGTATCATTAACTTTAGGAGTAGTTAAAACTGGAGATGTTAGTGTCTTATTGGTTAACGTATCAGTTGTATCCTTTAAGACAATTATTCCAGTAGCATCAGGTAACTGAATAGTTTTATCAACACTTGTCGGGTTTGATGCCATCAACTTTGTTTCAAAAGCATCGGCACTCGTGCCTTCAAATATAATTGCTCCGGTTCCACCAGAATCTTTTATTATAGTTAACGAGCTTAATGTTGTGCTGTCGCCACCAAATTGTGTATATAGCTCTCTAAAATTAGAATTGATCTTAGTTCCTGCTGATCTAAGAGTATCACCTGTGCCGTCGTTAGCTGAGGAACCTATGTTAATATCTTGTCTTGTCATTTTATTTCCTAATTAATAGTGTTATTTATACTAGATAGCCGAGTCAGATGTAGTAAATAGCTCATTATCCATTGTCTCAATTATTAGTGAGAAGTCTGGTGAAGCATTTTCATCGCTGTCTCTAATACTACTATCGTCAAAAGTAAATGAGTTTGGTGTAATAAGTTGAGTGATTGTATGATATGATTTATCTAATGTAGCAAGTGAAATACTGCTATCGTAATCAGACAACTGCTCATTAAAATTAGATTGTCTTACTAAGATACCATCAGACTCAACCAAAGTCGTAGGTTGAGTAAATAGCGTCAGCATTGGATTTACTGCCTGTGAAATAATGGTTGTATCTGCACTATCTTCTATCGATAACGGAGCTGTAATTGGATTTAAAGCTTCAGCGTCTGATATCACTTGACCTGCATAATAAAAACCAGCAGGATGTGCATACTTCTTATATAACTCATTCCAGTTATTTACAGATATTCCTGTCTTTATTAGTAAGCCAAAAGTTTGAAAAATTTCATCGTTTTGAATAAATTTTAAAGATTCAACTCCGATTTGACTTGCTGAGTCACTAAGTAAAAACATAGATTGTTTTCCATACTCAACTTCTGCTTTTTGTTGAAAGAATAATCTAAAAAATTCTTCCATTCCAAACCTGCTACCTTTTAATCTAGTAAGTTCGGCAATTCTAGTAAGTGCATATCTTGGATTATTAAATATATCTGATGACTTAAGCCCTCCACTTACTTCTGTAGTCATAGGATCTAAAAGAATAGGGGACATTTCTCTTATATCTTTAGTAGCAAAGATTTGACGAGCGTCATCACCAAAGGCGTGTGTTCCTTCCGATGAATCTAAGAATTCATAATATTTTTCTAAGAAACTAACAAGAGTAGGATTTTCAGAAGTAAAATACTCAGGTAAAGATTCTCTTACTTTTCTTACCTTAAAATTTTTAAGTCTTCTTTTACTACCGTAATCAATTGCCATTTATATACTCATCGATGTATTTTGAAAGTCTAGTATTGCTCTAGAAGATGAAAGAGCTGGATCTATGTCTATAACATAATTTCTTA